ATGCCAAAATATAGCTTTTTGTGATAGAATTGTGTGGTAGTGATATTTTTACGAAGCTTGTAAAATCAAGGTTTTAAAGGGGTTTTGAGAAAATGACCAATATACTTTTTATTTGCCACGGCAATATTTGCCGTTCTACAATGGCCGAATTTGTTATGAAGGATATTGTAAAAAAAGCGGGAATGGAGAAGGATTTTTATATTCAGTACAGAGCTACTCATAGGGATGAGTTAGGCTCAGATACATACTGGGGAACCAAGGATAAACTGGATAAAGAGGGGATTCCTTACACCAAGCGCAAGGCTACACTCATGACTAAGGAAGATTATGATAAATACGACTATATTTTGGGGATGGATGATGAGAATATGCGTTATATCGCCAAGATAATAGGCTCTGATCCTTATCACAAGGTTTATATGCTAATGGATTTTGCCGGAGAACACAGAAGTATTGCAGATCCTTGGTATACTGGAAATTTCGATGCCACCTTTGATGATGTAATGGGTGGTTGCCAAGGGTTATTTCAGCATATTACAAAATGAGTTGTCCCCTTACAATAGACATGTAACTAAAAAGTATTTTATATATAGACATTCATATAATAATGTTATAGTTGTATAATACTATATGATTTTTCTTGTATATCATCTATTAAAATGCTATAATCATTTTGGATAAAGTATGAGTTTTATAAGGGGAAGTGGTTATCATAAGAAGGACAAATACTAAGGAACGTATATTGGAGGAATCTTTAAAATTATTCTCTAATTTCGGGTATCACGCTGTCGGGGTAGAGATGATTGCTGCTGCTGTAAAGGTGACTCCGCCATCTTTGTACAAGCATTTCAAGGGGAAACGTGAAATTCTTGACACCATCATTGAACAGGCTGAGGAGAACTATGATAAGCATAGCCTGCCTATTATCAATTTTACTGATGAGCAGTTAAAGAATCTCACTAAAGAGGAATTCATCAAGTATATTATGGACCATGTTAAAAACGTCATCCATGATAATGTTATTAAGTGTGTCCGTAAGCTGTTGATTCTGGAGCAGTTCCGTAACGAGCAAATCAGATTGATGTACATTGAAAAGACCTACACTAGAGCAGAAAGTTTTATCAGAAATCTATTGGAGGGTTTATTAAAAAATAAGCATGGTGGCAAGTGCAATCTGAAGGCTACTACTGATCATATGGTGAATATGTTCTACCTGCCGATTCTTTCTTTGATAAATCGTTGTTATTCTGAGCCTGAATATGAGAAGAAGGCTATTGAGTTTATCGAGAATCATATCAGTATTTACTGGGATACTTATTTCGAATAATCGAAGGTTTTTATATCAATAAGATAGGGATGCATACATCAGCGTATTGCATCCCTTTTTTCTGTAAATAATTTACTTCCGATAATTTATACTTATCGGAAGTAAAAATACAATTGTAGATATTTGAAAATAATATTTTGATATATATGTATTTATCAAGGGTTTTAAGACCCTTCTAAAAATAAAAGTAAATATCGTTTTATTATTTTAAATATGATTTCCCTAGACCTTCGGCGGCAAAATGGCGGAAGTTTTTAAACGGCATTCATGTCAAATAACCCCATGCTCCTTTATTCGGTTATCTGTCTTAATCTTTGGTTTGAAATTTCACAATACTCCGGCATTTTTTCAATGCCGATATACTGGTGTCCTGTTTTTAATGCTGCCACGCATGTAGTACCAGAACCAGCAAATGGATCCAGAATAATACCATCATAAGGTATTACTTTACAAAGTTCTTCCATGAGGGCGGTAGGCTTGCCAGCTATATGATGTTTATCTTTTTGTCGCACATGTTCTTCATAACAACCAGGGAACGGGCCATTATTCTGGATATTACACGGGCCTTTTGTTCCCCACAAGATGAACTCGCACTGGTGACGAAAATAACCCTTGTGTGGTGCTCTGGATCCAAGTCCCTTATTCCATACAATAACGCCGCGCCAGCTTATTCCGCCGATTTGCAGTGCATCTGTGGCGGTTGGCAGCTGACGCCAATCGCAGAACATGAGGAAGTACCCCCCCCTCTTTAAGGGTGCGAAAACATTCAGCTATCCATAAATTGCACCACATGAGCCAGGACCGCCCATCTTTGGCGTCGCCCAAAAAGTCAGGTCTGCCTTGCGGGTAGTTCTCGTATTTGTTGGTAGTGCTTTGTATTTTGGCACCTATGGAACGGCCACCGGAACAATAAGGCGGGTCGGTAATTACCGCATCAATACTGTTATTTGGCAACAACCTGAGCGTTTCAAGGCAATCCCCTTGTATGATACGATTCAGATACTTTTCTATCATTATATAGCTCCTTTCAATTATACCCTCATAGGCTGCGGTTGTGGTATAGGGCAGTTTTTAAGCATTATATCCTCAATTTGCTCTATTTCGTTGGGGCATAGATTATATTGAGATGCTAATTCCTGAAAATTAATAAATGCCTCGTAAACCTTCCACCATTCCGCAGCTGTTATTTTATGATTCATAAATATAATTAGCGTCAAAATATCCGGCCCCTGGAATGTGCTGGTTGTCGGTGTACTGCCACATCATTCCCTTAATATCATCACCTGGGCCCCACTCGGCATTCCATACCGCGCAACCAAGGCTTTGCCAGTCGATGTAGGTAGTGAGCCATGAAAATGAAGCATAGACGCCACAATTCAGCTGAATGTTGTCAAGGAACGCCCTGCACATAGCTGTTATTTCGTTAGGGTCGAAGGCAAAGCCGTTTTTTACCTTGTAACCATCGGCATCTTCCATGTCAAACCAAACAGGAAGCTCCAGCAAAACTCCAGCATCTTCTATTACCTTGCGGCAATGTTCAGCTTCTTCTATTGCCTGGCTAACATTAAGAGCATAACTGTAATGGTAAGCTCCTACCTGTAGTCCGGCAGCATGGGCACCGTTTACATTTTCTATAAATGTTTCATCAATTCCATGACGGCCATAGGTGCAGCGGCAAATTGCGAATTTGTAACCAGCAGCGGCAACTGCATCCCAATTTACCCGGCCATTTGCATAACTTACATCTATACCTTTCATTTTATCATCTTCCTCCTTTTTATGGTGAATACTGAAGGGCGACTCTTCAAAAAGCCGCCTTTTCAGTTCTCCGGTTAAATCCATACAGAAATTACATTCTTTTGCTACAGCTAAAAAGGCCATCGTTACTTTGGCCAATACACCCCATTTTCTCCCCGACATCATTTTATTTACCTCTTTCGGCGGTTTCTGTTTTATATGGGTGTGCCCCTGCTGCACTGTTGTATTTGCTGTCAGTAGAATATTTGGTCCAGCAGGCTTTCGCCAGAGCCACAATGCCACCCAGGCCAGCCACCACTACGCTGATACCCTGCCAGCAAGAACTAAGTTCAAATTTGGTATTTGCCAAGGCGTTGCTCCAATATCCATAAAGCCAGCTAAACATCACCAAACACAGGAACATCATCATGCAGACAGACAAGACGATTATAATGGCTAGCCAGTTCCGCTGTGCCCATGTGGAAATCTCTTTAAATTTCTTTTTCACTTTTTCACCCCTCTAATTTTCCAATGGCAATTTTTGAACCTCTGCATATTGTCGGTCACAGAGCCCATTACCACCTAGAGTCTTGTAACTATCATGCATTTTTGTGATGTTCTCCAATATGAGAGGGTCTATTTTACCTCGTTCTATGAAATATCTGCATGATTGCAAAATCCTATCCCTGAGCATGGCTAAAAGCCCTTCTTTCATTGCTTCAATGGTTGCGGCCATTTCCTGCTCTTTGGCTTGCTCTATAACCTTTTCTTCTGCTCTTTTCTTCTGGTGGTTTTCTATCTTGTAATCAAGATATTTTCCAATAAATATAATGGCCAGTGGAGAAAGCAGATATTGCATAAATGTCTCCATTTTAAGACTCCTTATTGTACTTCTCCCCTGTGATTTCCTCATACTCATCTGGTGTAATCCAGCCCTTGGCTACTACATTGTAGACCATCCGAATGTTCCAAAAGCCTTCCTCATAGTAGTATTTTACCTTTTCAAAATGCTTACTGCGTTCCATTTTTAAAGTCCTCCTTCCAGGTCGATATCAGTCATTGCAGCCAAATATTCCAGCTTTGACTGGGTGATAGCATTTGTTATAGCCATGTATTCGGTGTGTGACATGGTTCTTTCTTCATACTCCCATACAGTCGGCTTGGTACCATCACTTCCCTCTACTTCCACCAGCTGGATTTTTCTGCGCTGGTAGACCGTTGTTGGGCTTGATTCAGTATCAAATTCTTTTGGTCTTTCCACCATTGAGCCTTGCACTTTTTTCCAGTCCTTCATTTATGATTCTTCTCCTTTCTTTTGCTATGGGCAATACCGCCCTACTATGAGCCCTTACCTTTGCCTTTAACAGTCTGGTGTTGATATTGGGCTTAATATACTTCTCATAATATTTATATGTGTTGGTGTGCCTTATCCATGATAGGCGTGAAAACATGGACGCGCCATCGTGCCAGGTTGTCCTTTCTTTTGCCGCTATCCGTTTGGATTTCTTTCGCATACGCTTCAAAATACTTTTACGAAGGGTTGTCCGGTTATGATGGATAACTGCACCGACAGCATTGATAGCCCTTCCCCGGGCTTTTTCTTTGCCGTTTTTGTCAAATTCGCCTGTGCCGTACTCGAAACGGTAAACCTGGGTACAGTCATTAAGCTCCAGCTTTAATTCCCGCCTTAGGTACTTGCGTATCTCTTTTAATGCACGATGTACCTTTCTTTTGTTTTCTCCAACCAGATAAAGGTTATCCGCAAAGCGCAAATATTTAACTCCTTCAAGTGACGCCGCAAAGTGGTCAAATTCCTTCAAATAGAAATTGAAGAACCAGGGCGAAGTATAGTGGTCTAATATTAAGCCGCATAATTTCTTACTTTCTGGTTCATTTGCTTTGTAGTGGAGAAATTGGCATGTTAATCGCAGCCATTCTTTGTCCTTGACAACTTTCTTTAGTTGTCGCACTAAGATCGCAATTACTACTGAGCCGTAAGCATGATGTATATCCGTTTCACAGATATATATCTTTTTGCCTACCTGTATCCATTTTTTCAGCCGCTTTATAGCTGCATGTGGTCCAAACTTTTTAACGGCAGAAGTGCCATCAGGAAGTATCTTTACATCTGGTGGTAAACAGCCATAAACCTGTTCATATAAACCTTCCAACAAAACAGGCTTGAATGGTTCAACAATCATGTGATGCAGGATTTGCTCCGGGCAAAACTTTGGTTTTTCAATTTCCCGGGACTTATGGTTGGCTCCGTCAATAATCTCATGGGTGTTATCTTCGCAGGGCCTATAACTGGGGTCTGCTGCACATTTAACAACCAAGTTATAGGTCTTGTCGAAGTTAACGAACGCATGGATTACTTCCCTGCGGCGCAGCTTGCCTTCTGCTGCATCCAGAGCGCATTGAGCAACCACATCCGGCTCCAGCATTTTATTATATAAACCTCTATAGGTTTTCATTGCTTTCTTATCTCCTATTGAAATTTCGATATAATCTACTATCCCAATCCTTTCGTCGGAAAATTTTCACCAATGGGTGCGGATTATGCAGGGCCTTGGAATCTTGTTTCTTGTAGATAAGAATGGCCGCAGCCGTTGTTCCAGTTCGCATTCGACGGGGCATTGTTCACATTGAAGCAGAAAGGACCACCAATAGCAGTCGCATTGTTCGCACTGGCACCCGCAATGAGCGGAGGTACAAAAGCCGTAAGTCGCCCCACATAACCCAAATATTCAATTTTTCGGGAGAATTATAGGGGAGGGAGTCCCCTCCCCCGCCTTACGGCTCCCCTCCCGAAAAGGTTATACATAAGAAAGGCCGCAGCCGATGTTCCAGCTCGCATCCGACGGGGCACGGTTCACACTGAAGCAGAAAGGACCACCAATAGCAGTCGCATAGTCCGCACCGGCACCCGCAAAGAGGTAATCCAGCTGTGTGTTGTTGGTCCAGTAACCATCACAATAATGAGTGGTACTGCTGCCAGTGGCAAGGGTTGGAATCATGCCGTTTTTGTCGCAGTGCATACCATTGATATAGCTGGCGAAACCCGATGGAGCTGTGAGCCCTGTATCTTCGTACCCGGTAACATCGGTCACGCGGTAGCCGTTGCCCTCCGGGGTCATCTTTACATAGATTCGTCCGTTATTGTTAATCAGTCCAGCAACGCGGTCCCACTGATCGCCCCAGAACTTTTCAATATGGAAAACCTTTACCTGATTGGTGTTGTTATATCCATAGAACTGGCCCTTATCTTTAAGGGTTCCCGTTGCAAGCATACCGCTGGCACTGGATGCGCTTCGACAGTTACCATTGCCGAAAATGCTCTGCAAGTCCGTAGAACAACCCATTAACAGACACAAGGTACGAATAAGTTCGCGCTGGCTCCATGTGTGGGTATACCATCCCGTACCGTTTGCTGTACACCCCGCTATTTCCTGGGTAGCTGTCAGACTCTGGGCCAATGTCTGGCCAGACAAGGAACGGATTTTTGACGCGTTGCCGCTGCCGCCAAACATGGAATAATAGAAAAAGTCCTTGATGTCCCCAGCTGCATCAGTATGGGCAAATGCCTTGTATGTATCATCGAATGGAGTTTCACTGATTACTTCATACTCATAGCGTCCATCCTCCCAACGCTTTACATACACCAGTGGGATGCGTGCCATAGCGTTGCCATCATAAGATGTATTAGCAACATCGGAGGCAGTTACGCCATCCTCTTTTTTTGTGTAGTCGTCTGGGTCAAGGAAATAATCCACTGTACCGTCAGATTTAAGCATTACAGGCTTGTTATTCTTTACGAACCAAAGGTCGCCCCAGTCACCATAGTTAAAAATGCCGTTTGTGAAATCCATACCACAAGGGCCCATCCCTTTGGCGTCAAAAATATATTCGCAGCGGGTGGCTGGGTCTGAGTTGCGTTTGTCGATACGAATACCAAAGCGGCCACTCTTGGTACCAATTCCGCCCGTAGCATCAATATATATGCTGTTCATTTTGGCCTTATCTTCTGCACTCATAAGACCATTGGCCGACTCTGTGGCCACTGGAATGTCTGAAACGCTGCCAATAATATGAATGGACCATGTAACAGTTCCATCTTCTACGGTGTCACCTTCTGCCGGATCTGATACAACCAGCGGCCCATCATCTGTGGTGCCGGAAACTTCACACTCCAGGAAATACCCCGGAGGTAATACTGTGCTAAAAGCAATGCGCCCAAGTGGCACCAGCGTGTTGGGGGTACGAAAGCCAAGCTCTGAAAGGTTCGCGGCTTTTACTACCTGCCAAACAACAGAGCCGTCTGTAATAAGATCACCGTCCTGTACACTGGAGCTGATAATTGGCGCGGTTGCGTCTGTGGTACCAGGAGTAACACAACGCAAATAGTGCATAGCTGGCAAGCCTTCCATTGTAACAGTCTGATTTAAGCTGTAGATTGTGGAACGCCCTGCCACGCCTATGATACTGTTCAGCATATCCACATCAACCAGCCCGGTTGGGGAAATGTTTACGGTAATGTTTTCCGTGTTTTCTACTGCTATGGTCATGGCATAGCTTGCAGAAATGGTAAGAGCCTGGGAACCTGGTGGAATCCAGTCTGGGATATTGTCCAATGAAATCATATAGAGGATTTCACCTTCATCCGGGTCCTGAGCAAAGAGGCCCCATTCCTTGGCATAGAATCCTGTCTCAATTCCCTGGGTGATTATAATGCCCGTTACGGTGCAAAGGTTATCCTCATAAGCCACGGAACTGATTCCAAGGCTTGCCTTTGGGTCGTAAAGGTCTCGCATATTATCAACCTGTTCCGCCGTTTCAGAACCACTGCCCAGCTTTATCCTTGTGAGCTCCAGCCTTGTGGTTCCAGCCAAAACCTTCGCCTGTAATTCGCGGCCCCATTTTGTGAGAACACCGCCTGTCCAATTCGCCATTTTTTAAATCCTCCTTATACCTTGTATCTCTTATGGGTAGCCGATACTATGCCAATATAAATTGCCAGTTGGTTCGTGGCGTCATATACCGGACTAACCTGTTTAACTTTGTTAGCTTTGTGGTTTGTAGTAACACCGCCAATAAATACATTGCCGGATGTTTCAGCGTGCAATACTTGGGCCACTCCGTACCGCTTATGAAGATGTGGAGCAATTCCATAATATTGTTTGCCCTCTGATTCTCTGATAAATCCAAGGCTATCCAACCAGCTGCGTGTGTTTTTTACTGAGTTTATTACCCTGACAACCTTCTCTAAATCCTCCTGAACAATGCGTGGGGCACTCAGCAGGTCAATCTTAAAATGATACGGCTCCCCGCCATATTCAAACCACTCAGTAACCCGGCCACTTTCAAAGACTGTCTGTACCATTTCCTCTACAGCTGCCTTTGTGCCCTTTTTCATGTGCCAGCGTATGGAGTTTTTTACCAGGGCCCGGCGTTTTTCCAGGCTTAGATTTTGGTCGTAAAAATCCACATGCCATTGCCAAGCCAGTAAATCAACCACGGCTTCGGGTAGTTCGTCAATGCGTGAAATGTGCAGAACCTCAATAGTTGCTTTTGTTACTTCCTGTATTTCTTTGTCTAACGCCTGGGCCGCTGCCGACACTCTTTCATCTTCCAAGATATTAGCTGGCAAAATATCCAGCAGACTCAGGCTTTCCACATTTTTAATCATCTTCTAAGCCCTCAAAATTCGCGGTTATGCTACCTATGGCAGCAACCTGGTTATTGGCTATTGTGGTAAATATCGGCTCTGTAATTTCCACCCTTTTTACCCCTGCCATTCTGAGCCGTGCATATAGTTCGGTCGGGTTTATATCCCTTCCCAGCTTACTGCACTGCCAAGTAATAAAATCATTCACGGCTTCCTCTGCTGCCTGTTGAATGTTGGCAGCTTCTCCTTCGTTACTTCTGTCTATCCAGTACGAAAGGTCAATGTTATAGCTGACAGCTTCCGGGGCTTCAACTACAACATTGTCGGTCAATGGTCGAACCGTTTCATCTGATAAAGCCGCCAACACTTTGTTCAGTATTTCCGTACCAGGCAATTCGCCACCAGCCAGCAGCGGGTAAACTGCAACCACGCCCGGTTCAGGGCTGTCCACCTTTACATCAATGATTAATGGGCTGACGCTTTTAACAAAATACTCATAGGCTCCAGTTGGCCCTGCTGTGGTAAATTGTTCCGGGGCTTCATGGATGCGTTCCCTGTAGGCATCGTCCGACTCGGTATCACTGCCGCCTTCGCTGGTTGTGGTGTTGGTAACGCTGGCAACAAATGGAACAGGGTCTACCAACAAAATCAATTCACCGGGCGCGTAATTATTGCCAAGGGCTCCCACCTCAGTACATGTTGCCGCCCCGGTTGCGCTGGTTTCACCCGTTTCAATGATTACTTCGCTGTTGGTGGCAAACATTACCCCATCTCCCGCCGTTGCTCTCGTACCTGCAGGAATAATGGTAGCCATTTCCCTGGCTGCCCCAAGGCTGAACTTTAATGTTACAGTTGCAGCGGCTGCCAAAAGTCGGTCGGTTACAACCATGGCTCCGTGATGATCCAGAATATTGCCAGTAGCAAAGGCTAAAAGGTTTTGTTTGGCTTTTTCGTTTATGATGATCCTCTGCTGGATGATAAGAAGCTCGATACCACGAAGGAATAAACGCAAAGGGTCCGCTCTGGCCAGCTTCCGCTGAAGTAAAGCTTCTACTGTTGTAACGATTTCAAGGTCAACTTCGTCCGGGTCAACATCTGCGTCTGCGAAGGTTATATCTGGTAAATTTTTAAGCTCCATTTATCTTAATCCTCACTTTCGGTTTAACAGTGCCCTCTGTTTCCTTTCCTTCGTAGCTTACCGATACTACCTGGGCCCGTGGTTCGTATCGGTTTATTGCTGCCACAATATCCGCCGTCATGGCTGCCTGGGCCGCAGCTATAGGTAAGTCTACTACGGACGCATTAAGCCCAAATTCCCTATCCATAGGTACGGACTTTTTTAGAGTGGTTAATATAGTGCGCACATTCTGGGCTATTTCCTCCAGTTCGCTGCCTGGTGAAAAATTAATTTCTCCAAGCTCTGCCGTTATATCTATGATTCTCATTCTGAACCCCCGCCTTCTTCGCCTTCCTTATCCTCTTTGTTGATTACAGGGATATATTCCTTAAGGGTTACATCTATTTGTGTGGTAATAACCCGCCCGTTATTGTCAACAACATCCACGGATTCGCTGACACTTTCAATTATCCAAGGGTTTTCCCCAACAGTTTGGTTGTTTAAAACGAAGTAGTTGGCTTCGCCTTTTTCGCATATTTCCCGCACCTTTTTGGTTTCATCCTGCGGATTAAGTCCCCACGCTGCTGAAAACTGCATCGTGAAGCTTATCTCTTCAATGTCGGGGCCAACAAATTCAAGGACTGGCTTGCTGCCAATAACTTCATGGCTGCCATAACGGGCTTTTGTTGCTCTTTTTAACCCCTTGAAGGTTCTTATTTTTTGACTGGAGACCTCAAAAACAATGGGCCCCAGTGAGCCAATTTCTGACTTTTGCATATCTCTGACAGATTGCATAAATTCGTCATAAATCGCCGATGCTAAAAAGGACATCGTTTCAACCTCCTATAAATACATTTCCGCTGCCCGTTGTGTGGCTTCCCGGCTGTCCGCAATCCTGGCAGGTTGTCCCGTCCCCTATCCGAATAGCCGCCCGGCCATTAATAAATACCGTTGAACTTCCCCCGGTGGTGATGAATGTACCGCCGTGGGGACAGTTGCATGGTCCTGTATCGCTCTTTCTATGTGCTCCAAGGTTATTGATATACACATCAGGGGAAACAGTCCCGTTTGTTCCCGTTCTGCTATGTGGGCAGCATGGCAACCCCATATCGCAAATACCAACCTCTTGGTCTCCAAGTCTTGCCGCTGCTGGCATTGTGACACCTCCCTTGTGCCCGATTTGGGTACTTATTAATTAAGGTCAATTCTTGCGCCGTTTATAGTAATGTTCCCCACAACATTTATTTTTAAGGAATTTGTTTTGCGGTTGTATTCAAAATATGAACCATCGAAAAAATCAAGGCGCATAATATCTGGATTTGCCACTTGTGGCGGCTGTTTTTGGGTGAAATAGCTCCCCAAAATCCACCCAGTTGAAAAATTTGTGTCATTATTGGCAAAGATACAAAGCACTTGATCACCTATATCAGGCACCCAATAATCTTTATTTTTCCCGCTGAAACGATGGACAATATGCAGCTTTGGGCTGGTGGTTTCATCCTTGTCGTCAAAAACAACTCTGGCCATACCCTCGCTAGGGAAAACCGCCGAAACTGTTCCGGTCCGTACCATTCCCCGCAGGGCTCTTTCTACATCAGTAGCCATCTATTACCCTCCTAAGCTCTATTTTGGTAGTATAGCCGCCTGTACCAACATCATGGGTGGACTGCTTAATTAAATATTTTCCGTCATATTTGTGGAACCCGGAAAGCTCCACGGTGTTGCTGGCCAATAGGGCAAAATTTCCAATCATGGTAAGGGACGCCGATGTTTCTTCCAGATTCTTCTCATGTAGTTTTTTCTTGGCCAGCTTTTCCGCCTCTTCCACGCTGTCCACCTTCTGGTTAATCTGCAAGATTTGCCCCTCCTTGCGGTTGGGGTCTGTGAAGGTAAACTCTATCATCTTATCCTTCTGGCTATGTTTATATTTCACATGACAGGCTTTATAAATATTGTGAATTGTGGTCTTGCAGTCAAAGGATATAAGGCTCTGCTGCTTCTTTTTGATAGTCATAACCGGATCAGCTTTCTCATACTCGGCAATATCAAAAATAACCACTGTGTTGTCAGTCACTTTTAAAGCCAGCCCTGCATCCTTGCAGAGTTTCTGTAGAAAAGAAAGGTCAGTCTGTTCTGACTGTTCGGCGCGTTCCAGAACTGGGTCGTCCTTGGCGTCAAAATGTTGCTCCATGTTTGCGCCCTCTGCCACATCCTTAAGTATCTGAGACAGTTTTGCCTTTTCCCATGCCCGGGTTTTCTCAATGCCTCTAAGGTTTGAGGCGGTCGGTATTGAAATAAGTTTGATTTTGGCTTCGTTGGGTGGTCCGCTGTTTGTGATTTCATCAACCTCGAATTTACCAAGTGGCAAATCCTGGGCTTGTTCGTCGCCGTTCCAGTTGTCCATGTGCAGGGTTATATCCATCATGGCCCCACGATCCGGCAGCCAGTCACCATGCCAAAGTTCCTCCCTGTCCTGCAAGGTTATTTCTGCGCTGTCAGCTTCGTCACTCATAACCTCCCGGACACTAAAGGATTTAAAAAAGGCCGCTATATCCGTCGAAATGTCTTTGCTATCATACTGGCATTTAATTGACACCCTCCGGGCTTTTATTGTTTTCTCTTCCATGGCGGTAAGTTCTCCACTTTGGTTTTTTCAGTGATTGTCGGAATGGATAAAGTGACGCCCGCCGAAAATATGGCGGTGTCACAATAATCCTTGTTTTCGTTGATCAGCAAACTGACATATTTACACGACCCCAACTGTTCAAAGGCTATCAGGTCCCACGTGTCCCCCATTTTTGTTATGTACTTATTGCTCATAAGCCAGCCGCCCCCTCTCACGGTTGTATGCTTCCATCTGCTCCATAAAGCTGCGCTGTACGGTCCGGCCTGCCCTTTCCACTGCCCTTCTGATTTCGTTCGGTTCGGTATCCCCATTAATATTCAAGGTTATGGAAATTGGCGGGGCGTTCATGGGTGCAGCCTGTTCAACTAACTGCGTTGGATGAACTGCCAAGGCCCCTGGCAGTAATGTAGCTGGCGAATCGCCACCATTATTGGCAGCTTTGCCAATTCCCAATATTTCCCCAGCTTTTCTCCAGAGCCCGATAGCTCTCGGAGAACCGTCCAACGGTATAGCCGCCTCTGGGCTATCTTCTGCGAAGGTCGTCAGGAAAGCACCTTTTCGATATATGCCGCCCTTGGCATTGTGGGCCACTTCGTCGCCTCCGCCGCCACCAAGCCCTGGCAAGAGGCTGGCCACGCTCTTAATTGAGCCAATTATTCCGTTTATCATGCTTTCGATTCCACCTAGAACACTGGAAGCAATATTTTTCATTGTATTAAAGGCGTTATCAAATATAGTTGTCAGCCCTTGCATGGCCATAGACCAATTTCCAGTAAATACGCCAGTAACGAACTGAATCAGTCCAGTGAAGAATCCAATAATTCCGGTGATTATGGAGGCCACTACATTGATAACTGTAGTCATGCAGCCAACGGATATATTGGCAAATACTACAAAGGCGGTGATTAATGCGCCGCCCAAAACTTCAG